TTATATATTTAACTTTTTGCAAAGTTTATTAATAAGTTTCTCTTGTTGGTCAATTTTCTTTTTCTGTGCTTTTAGCATTGCAAACATTGCCGGTATCATGATACGTTCATTCCAGTCTTCAACAAGTCCATTGGCGTGTCTGGTGGCTTCTGGAAAATATTTTTCTACGTCTTCTGCAATGAACATTGGGATATATCTTCCTTCATTCTCATCCCATTCAACTAGATATCCCTCTTTATATTTCGCCCAAAGTGGTTCAATATTGTACCATTCTTCAATTTCTTGCTCTGAAATATCGCTTCCGATATCTTTATAGCGCTTTGAGGATGAAGATTTTAGCATCAGCTGTTTGTATCCTGTACGTCCATCCCAACAAACAGTATTTGATGATGTCGTATACTCCATGTCTTCTATCCTTGGTGATTTTGTGAAAGATGCAGGATTAGTAACAGTTAAATTTTCAAATGTACCAGCGTCAGCCGATACCTCTGTGGCATATATGTTTAGACTGTTATCATCCCAACTGATTCTCCAATTTTCGTCACCACTGATTTCAATATCCACCTCATTGTCGAAGAACTTCTTAATATCAACAGGGAACATTCCATCACTTGAAAACTGTACACCTGTATATTTCATGTACTCTGAATTTTCTTCGTAGTTTGTGAGTACGGTATATCCAGAGCGATCAATTAATCCTTTAACAGCATTGCTGGCATCTTTAATTTTTAGATAACCGTTCCCATTCTTTTTACCGCCCAAGGTAACTGATCCACCAAGAAGAGCATCAAGGCTGACGTAGAGACGCCCATTGCTATAATATAATCCCTTCAAAGCCCCGTCATTAGTCAGAATGCTAACTATTTGCTCCTGCGTCAAATTGTCTACATCAATAACGACCGCCACGCTCTGCATATCCATCAATGTCGTAGTACCACCGGATGCATATAATTTACATCTAACATTCGTCACATCTCTAGGAATACCAATGGTTGAGCCATTGGAGCTTGCTACTGCTTGACCTGAACTATTTGTTAAAATAGAATACAGGTAATGTGTTACTGTATCCTCATCGGTTGAACTAATATAAATGGTTTTCCAAGCACTTCCATCAACAGTTTCTTCAACGATAAATCTGCCTTTATAAGGTACTCTAGCAGCTGAATCACCATCACGATAATACGCTTTAAAGGTTATAAAGTTTGGACTAATCACTTTATCTGAACCGCGTTTCAGGACATTGCAAGACGGTTCAAGGATGTACGTTCTTCCGGGTGTACCGTCCTTACCATTAGTTCCGGATCTGACTTTTGATACAGTAAATCTTTTTGTAATCGACAGATTTTGCAGATACACTGCCTTGATATCTATCCAGCCATCGTCCGCATTTAACTCGGTTACTGTGTAAGTCCTGGCTGTTTCATCCCATTTCCCGGCAACAGCCGCGGATTTCGTAATTGTGTAAGAACAATCTGCAGATATATCACTGGATCCATACATCACCATAACTTTTGTCTGGATCACGGGAAATGTTCCCTCAATCTTTCCATTTGCATCTGCTGCCACGGCCTGATATTCATTTGACAAGATCATCGTCATGTTTTTAGCTGCCGCAATACTATTATCCATGTTTTTTATTTTTTCAGATAACGCAACATCTCCAATTTTCAAGACATCAGGATTCATGTACACTGACTTTTTATCTACATCAACCTCGAATATAATTTTTCCATCAGAATCCTTTATTGTTAATGCTCCGGTATTGATCCACTTTGCATTGATTCCAATTGCATTCAATATATAAGCGATCATGGTTCCATCAACCAGCCAGCCGGAATTCCATGTCTTACCGCCATCTGTCGACATGGCCCATCCTGCAGCACTGAATTTAACAACAATAGACGCATCAGACAGTTCTGGTTTGTCGCAAAAATATAGAATGCTGCTACCATCCTCCTGTGTTTCACGAATCGGAAAAAGTCCATTCTTTGTTTTCATCTCAGACTGTAGCTTATCAAATGCAGCATCCCATTCCGTTTTCTGCTTTTTCAAGTTTGCACGTAATTCTTTATATACTCTGGTAGCCTGGCTATATCTAACACTTGAGAGACGTGTTGGTGCCTCTGCCCCAGATGTGAGCTTCTGCGCTGCATGAGCGGTATACTCTATATTGGTAAATATTGTTTTATAGTGTCTGCCTCTGGCATCAGTTATCAGTCCTAGATCACCAGCCTCGCGCGCCGGATCTGTCGGCACATCAACTTCCATTGGCCTGAACTGCAATCCATTTAACCGTTCGCCAAGATACGATGCAATCGTTGCACCATTTCCATCCTGAATCAGTTTATTGCCGGAAATCTCCAGCACATATCCTTCAGCACCAGACTGATAAGTTGTTTCCGCAGATGTATCACCTTGATCTTCTTCAACCACTTTAATTCCTGTGATTACTACATCGTCGGTCTTTATTACTGAACCAGATAAAAGAGCATCTGTTTTTATTATTCCTTCTGTTTCCTCCACAATTATCAGTCCACTGCTGTCTTCTATCAATTCGCCATTTATATTGTAAAGGCCACCGTCTTCTTTATAACCCCACATTGATTCCAATATTTCAGTGTTATACCATCTCGCAGATAATTTTCCATCAATATTGATTACAAAAAATTTGCATGCAATCTGTCCCACCCACTGTAATACTTGCCGGAATGTCACGGATGAATCATCAGGTCGATTCTGCACTACATAATTATCGTTATCAAACGATGCCGTGTCTGGTGCCAAGGTCACTCCACAGCAACTGCAAGCGTCTCTTACTATATTTCCCAATGTGGCAGGATATGCAAGTTTGCTCAAAGAATAAGGCTGATCAAACTTTACCATATCGTCAAATGCCTTTACTGCTATCGTATTTCCTGACTCCTCGCCTGGTTCCGCATTAAAGCTTCCTTTATTCAGCCACTCTGTAGATCTGTCCGGAAGTTCAAGCCCTATCTTCACAGTAATTAATGCTTCGCTGAAATCATGTGTATCAAATTTTCCATCTATGTTGTTGAGCTTCAGTGTAAGCTGATCGGCGTTTGCCGCTCCCAAATCAAAACTACTTGTATTTGAACTTGCTTCCGATATCTGCAGTGAAAAAATATCCATATCATCCACAGTTATAGTACTTCCATCCTGGAACTCAATACGCGCCTCATGATGAAAAATCCCATTTTCTTTTGCAGCTTCTTTATAAGCCGATGTTGTCTTTATCATTCTGCTACCTCTGTATAATATCTACCGATACAGATTTGTACCAATAGATTCCATCTCCTATATACCCAAGATGTTCTTTGCTCAATGTGCCCCTATAAGAATTTATTGTGATGTCAATCCCATCATCATGAAACGATAAAGGAAAAAATCCAGACACAAGAATATTTTTAATTACTTTTACCTGCGATTCTGTCAGATATTCCCACTTAATACTCAGATTCTTTTTCTGTGCTACCACGCTGCCAATCATCAAACCTGATAATGTACGTCCGGTATCGGAGGTCCATATGATTTCATCGTTTACGCTCAAAGACGTAGGTGCCGGGAGCACAGTACTCCCAGACCATAATATTTTCTTCGCCATCATTTTACCTCCACAGAGTTATATCTAATGTCCATAGCTGCTTTTGCCTCCTGAGTTGCTCTGGCGATCTGTGTGGAATCCAGATAGAATCCCATATTCGTTAACGCTGCAACAATTCTCATCACAGCCCGGTTTATGATAGATTCCAATTCAGCTCTGCTTACTCCGGATCCTGCTGCCAATGCTGCTTCAATTGCCATCTTCTTCAGTTTATCTTCCGGAGCTACAACTTCACCCTGATGCAGGTTGTCACCGATCATGGCCAGCTGTGGTGTATTTGGCTTCACATAACCGCCGCTTGCCAGATGTGGAATAGTCGGTACTCTTGGAAGGGACATTCCATAATGGCCATAATGTCTCGTTCCGGTAATAGGGTTCGTAAAATCATAGCTGAAAGAAAATGCACTTTCTATCGCAGACAGTCCGGAATTGAGTTTGTTCATCAAATTATTAATGATGTCAATCACAGCATTCAGTGGAGTCTTCGCCAAAGTCACAAGGGAATCGAAAATTCCCTTAAAGATATCTTTGATTCCGGACCACGCCTGTTTCCAGTTTCCATGAAATGTACCTTTTATGAAAGTTATAATTCCATTAAAGACCGTCTTGATATCTCCCCAAATACGCTTCACGGATTCCAAAAATGTGTTCAGAACTTTCCCCAATGTGCCAAAGCTCTGTGACCAGTCTGTCTGGAAAATTCCCTTCACGTAATCAATGAATGGCTGGAAGATGTATTTCTTCGCAAAGTCAAAGATTGATGTTGCAATTGTCTTGAATCCCTGTAAGATTTCTTCAATTCCCTGCCAGCATTTCGAGAAATCGTTTGTAAATACACCGGTACAGAAATCAATGAAACCACTCAGAATATCTGTAATCCCCTTAATCACATCACCTGCAACTGCCAGAAGATCTAAAATAAGCTCTCCAAGGCCTCCAATGATCGGTCCAAGAACCGGCATTACATTGTTAATTATCCATTCGATACATGGAACCAGTGCTGTTTCCCATAATGCTTTTAGATTCTCAAATACTTTACCAAGTAATTCAAGAATTCCATCCAGTGCCGGCCGAATATGTTCTGCCCATACAGTACTGAATTTATCCGCCAGATAATCCAGGATTGGAGAAATGTATGTATTGTAAGCATCAAGAAATGTTCCAATGATATCCGAGATACCTTGTGTAATGGAGTCTACAAAAGGCTTGAAATACTGGTCATAAACCGAATTGAGCCTGTCAAACGTATTTGTGACGCTCTGTGAAAGAGTATCAAATACAATTCTCCACCGCCCAAGCATGTTTTCCAGAGTTCCGGAGATCTTGTCTGTATTCTGGATGACCGGAACAGTAAAAAGTGATACAAAGTCTCTTTTGAATTTAACTGCCAAATCTGCAGCTCCAAGAAATCCATCTGCAAATACCTGAATGATATCTGCAGTGATCGCCTTGGCATCGTCGCTAGAAAATATATCGAAGATATCCGTCAGAGCAACACTAAAATCTCCTGAAAGTTTCGCGATTTCACCGGTTGCATCGAACAGTGAAACAATACGCTTTTTGATATAACCTTTGCTTTTCGCAAGGTATTTATCAACACCGCCAACAAGATTATCTGCCAGCGTAAGCCCGATTCTAGCTGTAGAACCGGTAATCTTGCCAAAAGCAAGAGCAATATTATTTGCGCACCGATTTGCTGCATTTACAACTGCTGCATCCGTGAAGATCTCTTTCAGATTATTGCCAATACTCCTTACGGATTTATTGATGGAATCTATCTTTTTCTGAGAATCACCAAATCCAATCTGGAATCCTTTTTTGAACAGCTTCGCAAGTTCCTGGCAACGTTTCTGCAGAGCAGATAATTTCTCATCTGTCTTATCGATGACTGTATCGCCATCAGCAAGTTTTCCATAATCAACTCCATTCCCTGCCGTTCCTGTACTGCCTGTCGATGGTGAAGTCCCTGAAGATGATGTACTGGACTGCGAATCAAGTTTGTTGATCTGGTCGAATCCCATAAGGGATTTCATTTTCTTCGCTGCATTCTGTGCTGCTTTGCCAGCTTTATTGGTATTGTTAGTCAGATTGGAAGCTGCATCCGAAGCACCATTAAGGCTGTCATCTGCATCTGCTGCCGAAGCAGCTATCTCTGATACACCGTTACTGCCACCATCACTCGCTTTATTTCCTGTAATCAGCTCCGTGAATGCCTTAAATGCATTTGCCAGAGTGGCAAGCTTTCCGATTGCAATGTTGATCACCTTGATTACCGGAGTGAACAGATTGATCAATCCCTGTCCAATCGTTGCCATCAGGGACTGTGTCTGCAGGCTCAGAATTCTGCACTGGTTGGCCCACGAATCAGATGTACGTGCGAAATCCCCCTGCGCCGCTGATAACTGGTCCTGAACGAACTGATATCGTAAGGCTACTTTTTCCGCCTCGGTCATTGCCGAAGTTGTCTTACCAAAACCATTTACCATGGCGTAGGAATCAAGAGCCGTCTGTGTCATTACGACACCGAGATCTTTCAGTGATTCCGTCTCACCAGTAAAGACTGATTTCAGCTTTGTATAAGCTTCATCCTGCGATAAATTGTAAAAAGATGCTACATCACCAGCCAGACCAGTCAATGTTGTTCCCATGTCATAGGCTTGTTTTTCGGAAAATCCGAAAGCTTTCGCCATGGCACCGAATGTACCGGTGTACTGTTTCGCCATGGTCTCTGACAGGCCAAAGCTCTGTGCGGCACTCTTTGCAAATTCATCGACCTGTGCGGTCATCTTCGGAAAGGTAACATCTACAACGTTCTGAACCTCTGCGAGATCAGATCCCAGTTCCAGGCACTGTTTTCCGAAATCAACCAGTTTTTTAACGCCAAAAGCTGCTGCAAGTGTGGCGCCTGCCTTTTTCGCTAGGCCAGTTATTCCAGCCATCTGGCTCTCAAATTGATTTTTATTTACAACCAGATCAAGTCCAATCTGGCCAATACTTGTAGCTGACATATATACCACCTGCCTCTGTCACGAGGACATCGGCACAGTGGCACTACTTGTCCTGGTTTATTTTTATCTCAAATTCTTTCTTGCAGTGCCTTGCCTGACACTTAAAAAAGACGCCCCGGCATCTTGCATCCGGGGCGTACTGTACTTTCTGCTCATGTCCGCAAAAAGGGCATTTTACTTTTAATCTTTCAATTTTTAATCACCTCCAAGGCCTGCCATGCGCATAAATGCCATTTTCATCGCATCAAGCTGCGCATCCATCTGTTCTTTTGATGTATGATTTTTAATAAATTCTGCATGTCTTGATTTCCATTCATTGCGGATCCGATGCTGTTCTGGTGTAAAATTCTCCAGATACTCTTTACGGTCTTCTGCACGAACAGAAACAATCCTTCCAAGAGCCGTATCCGGAGCAATGCCGACAAGAAGGTCTCTGAACTCTTCCCACTTCATTCCTTCTGGAAGCTCTCTGGATAAACGAATCCCGTACTGTGATTGAAAAGATGATATGATTAGATCAAAATCATCTATCAGATCATAGTACGGGTCACTGCTCTCCCTTGTCTTCTCCCATGACCAATTCCATAGCAGACTGAATAATAGTCATCAAAGAATTTGCTGAAAGTTTCTTTCCATCTTTCTCCATCTTACAGATCTTCTCTACATCTTCTGGGGAAAAGATAAGCTCCAATGCATCTCCAACCGCCTGCAGTTCAGAATTCTCTGCGAATACTCCCATCAGCCGGAGCATTGTCTCCGCATCTGATTTTACTTCTACTTCCAGATCTCCGATCACAATGACCGGATTGGAGTCAAAATTCAGTTTGTCTGTAATGTTGATTTTTTTCGCCATTTTTCTATCTCTCCTTTTTTCCACGCAAAAAAATCCCAGGATTACACTGCTGGTACTAAAGTTGGCTTGCCATTGCTGATCACGTCAAATTCCAGTGCGCCTACATTTGTAGCATCGCCGCCACCGCAGTTCTTTACATCAAGCACAGCGTTCGCCCATGATACGCTCGTACCATCCGGGAAAATCCACTCAAAATACCCTTCTGCGTCATGTCCATTCTTGAACTGTTTACCTGCTACAAAGTCGTTTCCGGTATCTCCGATGTTTCTCTTGCCGTTAAGCGTAATAGTAAGGGCTTTGGCTGTCATTAATGCTCTCTGCCATCCTTCTGTATCCATTGGAGTCCAAGTTTCTACCCCATTGGAAAAAGACGGTGAGAAGGTCTCCAGATCTGCTACAGTTGTAGCGGATTCTTTATCTGCGCCAAGCTTAAACTGATTGGCTGATACAGGAAATACGTTAGTTGTTTTTCCTGCAAACTTCTGAAGATTCATTTTCATTCCTTTTTACCTTCTTTCTTCTTCTCAAAAATAAAAGCTCCTTCTATGACCATTTCATAAATACCGGCATCATCCGTGCCGACATCCTGAATTGGATAAAGGGGCTGAAAAAACTTAATCGTTTCATTGTTGATTGTTGCATCTCTCATGGCTCTCAGTTTCTCAAACAGCTCTGTAGTCGCTTCTTCTGTATCTCTTGGAGATTTATTCCAGTGCACCAGAATAGTCGCATATTTCTCGCCATAGCCCTCCAGAGACGGTCCTCCGAGTACTGTACGGTACGGATACTGATGTTTGCTGTTGTAGACACCTATGGACTGTTCTTCCTTATCTGGTAGTTTTCCCATATACACGTGTTCCGCAATGTCGAGAGATGCAATATAATCTCTTATGTCTGCCAGCATCATACGCCAGTCAACCTCCTGTAGATTTCTTTAAATGCTTTTACCGCAAAGTCAGCTTCTTTGCCACCCGGAAGCCAGTCTGTATACCATTTGCCACGGGCATTCGGGTTCTCTCCAGTCTGAAAATGATATTCCGGATGGAAATACAGGCGACGGACCTGAGGTGCTGTAGTTATCAGTGATACTTTTCCGTTACTTGCTTTTGTAATGGTATTCGATGCCACTTCACCGGATAGATACTCTTTCGTAATGGTATCTCCTGCCTTTATAGCGGTTCGCTCACCTTGCAATGCTCCGGTATCTCGTGGAAAGACCTGTGCCTGTACAACTTCCGTATGCAGTGCTTCCGCAGTCTGTTCGAGAGCAGTTACCTGTGCATCGGTCAGCTGTCGAATCTTTGGCAGATTCAGTTTTATTACGGAATTCACATTGATCAGATTACTCATACCAGCATCACCTCTGTATAATTCACAGTTCCATCCGGATTCCTTGCCTTTGTCCCCTGTTCGATCCGTCTCTTTGCTCCGAAGATCAGAGCAGATCCACCAGAGATAACCGGCAAATCTGGACAGATGTCACCCGGAAACAGCGCCGTGCCGGTAATCTGTATCAATTTCTTCTCTGCTGTCAGAACTGTTCTTGCTTTGTCCTGGTAATTACACTTTCCGGAATACTCTATGGCCTTAAGTGGTTCTCCGTACTCGTTCAAACCTTCTCTCTCAAAGCTACAGGTGATATCTGTCTTGCAGAGCCTTTTAGGGACTAAACATGGATATCTCATGTGATCACCTCGCTAACATACAGCATAATCCAGTCTGCTGTAACAAAGCGTACACATCTCGCTTCATTGCCACACCTTTATCCGTAAATACGTTCCAACTGCTGCCGAACTGAGCGGATACTCCATTGATGCTGTATGAAGACAGCACACTGTTGATCTCGTCTGCATTCTCATACTCGAAGTCAGCCTGCATGCATACGACTTCCCTGATGATTTCCTGCTGGTATGCTGTAAGATTGGAAAATCCCTGACCCACAATGCGGTTGTGGGTCAGGGAATCAATATGCCTGGATGCCTGTTTCAGTGCTTTTTGCAGATTATCTCCGGGGATGGTGTCACCCTCATGCTGGTCCAAGTAATAATCTTCGGTTACGTACGATTTATAAGCCATGCAAAATCACTTCCTTGTGCGCTTCGTCTTCGGTACTTCAGCCTGTTCCTCATCTGCTGTTTCCATCTGATCTTCTACGCATGACGTGTCTACTGTTGCTGTTTCTACTTCTTCAACTTCATACCCATGGTCTTTAAACCACTCGATCAGGTGCGGATCTTCTGTCTCTCCAACACCATTACAAAACGGAACAGATGCGGACATACCTGTATAAGTCTTGACCGGACTGAAAATTTTCATATCACTCGCTCCTTATTTTACTTTGATATTTCTAAATACACCGGCCGCCTTTGATGCTTTGAGTGCAATGGCTGCATTCATTTCGACTTCACCTTTTTTCACTGCTCCTGCAGTAGAGAAATCAGGGAGCCATGTCTGTACCGGTGCCACTCCTGCAAAAGAAACAGCATGGAGTCCGTCCATTGCAAGACGTGCCACATAAAGAGACGTGGTTCCATCATCCCCTTTAATCGGTACCACTTCATCATTAGTTCCCGGTTTGGTCTTCAGGTCAACAAACGGGATGCCTCCATAGCTCTCTACCTGATTGCCCCAGTTGTCTTTTGTAGCCTGATACATACTTGCCCGTCTTGCACAAGCTCTGAGTTTGGAAATCAGCTTATTATTACCAGCAATAAATGTCGGTGTTCCATCAAGGCCGCCCAGAAATTCATCTAGCATATCAAGGAAATACTGATAGTTCTTTGTTACCAGCTCTGAGGTAGACAGATCAATGCTTCCTTCAGTGTTGTACTCTGTTGAGCTTCCGGTAAGTGCTTTATCCAGACCGTCAAATGCTTTCGTATCCTTTGCAGTATCTCCATTGATGAATGTATCATTAAACAGCGCCTGTGCGGCCTTAATCTTCTGCGTCTGCTGCAATTCAACTTCATTTACAATACCGCCCATGTTTGCAATCACACGGTCAATCTCATAAGCCCCACCAAAGACTTTAATTTCTACTGTATATGGTTCCTTTGTTACTTCTGAAGACGTGTATTCTGTATTAATCGCACGAAATTCAGCTTTTGGCTGCGTTTTCAGACGCACATAGCTGTAAGACGGTGTTGCACCGCCTCCTGTCGGAGATACTGCATCATCAAACGGGATATGTTCCAGAATAAAATTTGATTTCTGGAATTCATCAATAACTCCCATCTGAAGGTCATCCTGCACGTTTTTCTTTGCTTCTTCAAGTGTAATTGCCATAATTATTTACCATTCCCTTCTGCTCCCATCTTTAATCTGGCAGCGATTGCTTCTTTCATACTTAAAGGTCCTTCTTTTCCAGAGCCTTCGTCTTTGTGATTTCCCAGTGGGAAGAATCCTCTTCTCTCAGTCTGTTTCTGTTCCTGCTTAAAGAGGAACGGTTTGCTCTCTTTCAATGCTTTTACCTGTTCATCCAGACCGGTAACTTTTCCATCCTCTCCAAGGATCAGCTTCTTACGGTCAACCAGTCCCGCTACCAGATCGCTATCCTGTGCAGATGAGTCAATTGCCATTTTGATTGCATTGGTCAGTTTCAAATTCTTCAGTTCTTCCTGATGTTCTGTTTCTTTCTGCTGATTCTGTGTCTGGAGATCCGCAATCTGCTGTTTCAGGGCTTCATTATCCCCTGCGGATGCTTTTAACGTCTCCAACTGGGCCTTATAGTCATTTGCCGATGTTTCCAACTGTTTGCGTTCCTGTTCTGTCGTATCATAAGTTTCTTTTGATACGTAGCCTTCCAGCTCTTTCGCAGAAGCATCTGCTGCTTTCTTTGCCAGGCCCTTCTCAATTCCAAGGGCTTCAAACTGTTCCTGTGTCATGCTGCTACTCCTTTCTGGTAGTTTTTCGTCATTCCGGACATAAAAATAAGACGCTTAACCCTGCGCCTCAATGGGGGATTTGGGATTACCGCCTTTCGAATCGATAACCTCTGCAATCTTCATTCTTACCAGGTACTCTGCCCTGTCCTTGGATACTGTTAATGTATCACCGACAGACCTGAGCTTCAGATCATTTTCCTTGTCATAGAAATCATGAATCACTCTGATCTTCACTATTTTCACCTCCCCTCGTTGCGCTGGTGCAAATTAGAAAAGTATTGCATCTTTACGAATATTGCTGTAAAATAAACATAAGATATCTAAAATAAGAGTCATTCCTAGTACCCATAATCCGGAAGGATTGTACAAGTGAATGGCTCTTATTTTTTATTTCTTTTATACACTCCAATAATTCCATCATCTTTGTATAATGCAATCTGATCTATAAAAGTTAAATGTGTTGACCTAAACAAATCTTTTATTTGTTGTTGTATTTCATCTTTCGGTAATGGGCAATCTGTAATGTCGAAAATAAAGCATCCCGCCTGTCGTTTTTTCTTTTTGACTGCATTGTAAAAAACGTTTTTACCAGCAGTGCTTATTGTTTTCAGATCCCAGCTCATATCGTCAATCTTAAAATCTGGTGTGGATATTCCTTGCGGATATACAATTCTTGGAACCATCTGAATTTTCTTTCCATATTTTTCGGCAATATTTTCAGCTACTTTCTTTTCATGTGCCGAATAATCCAGCAGTATATTCTTGCCATCTACTTTGTATTTTTCTTTTCCGACTATATATTCTTGCAAATCCGTTACCTTGCCAACACATTTATCTTTTTCGCACCATACAGAAGTAATATTTTCTGGAATTCCTAAAAATTGTTCTCGTCGTCTTTCATCCAGATATTCCGCGGTATCCATATTACCAGTACGCATCCGAACATGTTTCCATTCTTTACGCTTCTGTTCATACTTCTGCTTATTCTCCGGATCCAGCGAGAAATCCGCAAGTCTTCCAAATCTTTTTTCCTGACGCTCGGCATACTGCTGTTTGGCTTCCTGCTGCGCCTGGTCTTCCAGATTTGAGATTTCCTGCTTGTTATATTTCGGATCTACTTTCGTGATGCCTGGGAAATATGTAGTATGAGAATCTTTGCACCGTGGATGATAAAGCCCTGCTGCTATTGCCGAAGACATAAGCGGATATTTCCCATCTTTACTGCTGCCACCGCTCCACACATCATCTATCAGAATCTTACCAACGAAGGGCAGACATTTTGGACATGGAGAACCTCGCTTGTTCATAATCACAAGATGCATTCCCCACTGCTGACGCATTTCGCCTTCCCCCTGCAGGTAAGCTCTCTTGCTCGCTGTCCGGATTGCCATATCTGCGTAGTCAGCAATTGTGTGTCTTGCTCCATTGGTATACTGGATGCAATTCAAACCTGCAGAAAGAAAATCCTTTGTTGCCATGTCTACCGCTTTCTCATATGTGCCAGCTCCGGTATTAGCGTATACCTGCGCGTTATATATGATCTTTCGGTACTGATCATTTGCCATGCGTAAAACTGCTGCCTCTGCTTTCTGCATGTCCGATATGGTTGCCTGAATCAGCGCATCCAACTTTCTGTCATTGACTTTAAAAAACTCTGCAGTGCCGCCTTTTGCAATACGTTTTGCAGGAAATCCTTTCTTGATTTCTTCCAGTATCCGTTTCTCCTGATTCATACCACCTTCGCTTCTTGCAAGTCTGATCAGTACCTCGATCTGTTTGTTAATGTCCTTGAACTGCTTTCCATATTTCTTCTGGTTGTCATGCTTGTACTTTTCCAGGGATTTTAACATCTCCGTCTGCCACATCGACCAGTGTTTCTTTTCGTCCAGCTCTTCCTGCTTATGGTTTTCGAAGTTCCGGATCATGGATGAGATCAGTTCATTCTCGATTGCTTCGAAAGCAGCACCAATATCGTACTCATCGTTTATCTTTGCCATTTGACCACACCTTGAAGCCCTGTGCTTTAAACTGTCGTGTCAGTTCCTTTAGCTTTGTAATGCTTTCACATTTATCTCGCCGGAGTTCTGCATAGTCAGCTTTTTCTACCGCGTAGATTCCCATCGACACCTGCTCCTTTGCTAATTGGAGTAGTCCCTGGTACTCTTTCCGGCTCATTCTGTACATTCTTGGTCCTACTTTTACCCTCATCGTTTTCACCACCTTCCAGATCTATATGAAAATCATTGGCTGTCATGTTCACCGCCGGTTCTTCCATATCCTGTATGCCCTGTTCTGCTTTCAGCTTCTCAACTTCTGCTTCTTTTTCTTCTTCTGTCCAGGTATCTCCGTACAGCTGATCCACAGATGTTTCAATACTCATAATTCCGTATTGTTTTGCTTTTCCTACCGTATCTACTGTAGTTCCAAAATCCGGGGAAGCATATTCACCGAATTTGACTGTTGGTTCGTACTCTCCTGGTGTTCTTCCATACATCAGATCATACGTCTGCATGATAAGTTTAAATAACTCTGGGAGTGTTTCGTTCAATGCATCAACAATCTTATTCCGAACATGAAGAGTAACTTTTTCCTTTTCTCTCTGAGATTTTGCATTGTCAGTTTTCTTCAGATCGATTCCAAGTGTTGACGGGGACATGATTCCCTGCAATACCATGTCGAGAAAATTAATGTAGCTGTTTACATAGGCTTCGTACGAAATCTGAGGCTGCGATATTTCCACCTGCTGATTTGCTTTTTCTCCCATATTGTCGCCCAAAGCAATAAAATCATTGTCAAACGGGTTTGCCGGCATCAATTCTCCCGTATCTGGATCACGTGGGATAAGGTTGTCCGGAATATACCGTTTAATCCTTCCCATGCGGATTGCATCCATCCACTGGCTGATCACTTCATCCAAACCATCCAGAACGTCCGTTTTTCCTTCAAACAAGGCTTTACCTCGGTTCTTGTACTTTGTAGATACTAATATTTTCAAAGGAACCGCAAGCATGATATTGCCTTCAATCCCCAGATCATACAGGTGCGCCGTTTCCGGCAGCTGATTTAGTGGAACTTCTTTTCCGTAATCATCATACAATTTGTATTTGATATATCCGTGTCCGTAAGTTTCTTCCAGTCTGAGATCTTTTTTACCGTTCTTATATGTCGTGTAAAACTTAATTTCCTGCAATTTCGAATGTACATACACGTAGTCCACGTTTTCCGCATCATAAAACTCTACGATCGGATACTCACTGCAGGAATCTGCCGTAATCTTAAAAGCTCCGTCTCCTGCTGCCAAAGCTCCCGTTATTGCTTCTCCAATTACATCATTAAGTTTGCTTTTTTCATAAAGCTTATCCCACAGTTCATTAAGTGATTTCTGGTTTTCTCCGAAGTCTATAGAATCCATGTCTGCCAGAACAATGTCTTTATAGCGATCCACAACAGTACCAACAATACCGCTGTGCATTTTTCTGACATTTCCCTGTGCATGAGCAGCCCAGAAGCGGGCTTTTTCCACGTCCCACCTTGCAGTCTTCTGAAAATACTGTTCTAACTCTGCGCTGTCACCACGATACCAAATTTTATTTCTTAGTACATTTTCCCGGAACGTATGTGGTTCTATAATCGTTACTGTTCTGTCTCTTGCCGGTTCTATCTTAAAAATCCGAGCAATAAAGCTTTGAAGTCGGTTCATTCTCTCACCTCTTGTATATTTTGCTCTGGTATGGGATCCATCCATACTGTACAGAGTTCACCATATGGTCATGTCCATCTTCCGGAGTATTGTCTTTATCTTCTTTCCAGCTATATGTTTCCAGTTCGCTGATATAGGTCGGACATGTATCCAGAACATAGAAATTAGGTTCAATGCCAGACTTATCATCAAAAGCCATCCATCCAAGCTGCGCGTTGATACGGTCAATGATTTCCATCTGTTTCCATGCATCATTAAGCGTATAAATACAGCCATTTCTACGTTTATATTTATTCCACTCCTGCATAGTTGCTTGATCGGCGCTATCCAAAAATGCATTTCGTGCAAGTCCCCATTCTCTCCGATTTCTGTCCAAGAAATCAATCAGATTCTTAACTGTGTCCGATGGAGCTAATGGCGTATCCAGCTCAGCGTTGCTGTATACCTTTTCGTCCAGGACAATACATTTTCCTTTATTGGTGATTCCTAAAAAAGAAAAAGCAATCGTATCTGGAGATTTTTGAGAGTAAGAAGTATCCACTGCTGCCGAGAACCACATAAAAAACTCTTTTTTCTTTGCAGCACCCGGAACCTGGACAAATTGTTTTGCCCATTCTTTTGTTTTTACATGACGCGCACGGCTAAAGTTACTGAACACGAGACCAGTTGCTTTTCCTCTCAGCCCCTCAATCTTGTTTTTCCAGATCTTTGTTCCCTTCGGGGTATTCTGTATGATTCTCTGTTTCTTTTCTTCCGGAAGACCGGCATTATCGTCAAAAGAAAAGAACCAATGGACCCAGCCGGGTTTTGGTTCTTCTTTCAGCTCATCTTTAATTTCCTGCGGAGTACTGTCCGCCCATTCCGGAAGTGGTCGGCTGCAGTTGATATACTCTTTGTACACATCCAGGCTTGGGTCATCTGGATTAAGGGTTGCCATAAGATAATCACAGCGCATAGATGCTTCTCGGACAAAATCAATATTGGCTGTATTAACCTCATCAATGTACAGACATCCGTACTGACCACCGAGCGCATCCTTCCACTTGCTCTTGGTTCCGTAACCAACCACGAAGATAATCTTGTCCCCAGAAGACGTATGGAACAGGATGTGTGGCATCTTGTATTCTCCAGATCCATTGCCTTTGTACTCAGTCAATATTCCGAAATCATCCAGAATACCAAGGTCTTTCTGAATAATGTTCTTCTCTGCGGCTCCCGTGTCATCTGCTGCCAGGATATGCAGTTTCTTTGTCGATTCAGCAACCTTCAGCATAAATTTAAACAGACCAACAGTCGTCTTTCCCGCCGCTGTCGTGCCTTCTAGGAACTCAACCGGGGCATCGCATCTTAGGAATGCTTTATATTTTTCCGAAAGTACCAGACGTTCAGTGCTCACTATCCACCACCACGTATCTGTTCCAGAATGTCATCAAGTTTCTTCTTTTCATCTTCCAATCCGGAAACCTCCAGTCTGTCCCTAAACATTCCAAGATGACGGCCAAGAAGCTCCAGTGCTTTTTCTTTATCATTCAATTTCAGTTCAATACCAAACTTGCCTTCTTTTATTCCGGCAATGGCTTTAATCTGCTGTTCTGTCAGTCCTGCCGTGTCTTTTATGATCACGCATCCGCCTTTTACCTCTGCAAAGTCAGTCGCCCTGGCAAAAGCAATGGCTGCCAGCTCTTCTAGAACCCTGTCCTGTGTTATTTCTGTGCGTTTCTGGCGGTCTTGCATCCTTTTCTGGATATAATCTGCAACCTTGACATTTCTCAACATCCTGCTGCCGGCCTGAGCCGCTGTCTCATCCTTCTTTACAGACGGATATGCTACCTTGTAAGCCCTTGTGGCATTAAGATCTATCAGGTATTCATCTGCAAATATCTTCTGTTTTTTTGTCACTCAGGCTCACCTACTTTCTGTTATATAAAATACAGTCCTGCCAGCACCATAGTGATAGCCGGTTGTTACCACGCTGAAAGGAGGTGCAAACACTTACATACAGTGAATCCTTTGCCTAAAGTATGTAGGTGCTGGTGCTGTGCACGCTGTACGAAAATTGGCAATATAAAAGGTGTCCGAGTTGGACACCTGAATATTTTAAAGGCGGAGCCTGCTGCCAGCTCCGCCTCTTTTGGGGTTATATGCGTAAGTCGCGTGTATATGTCACGCGATCGGAACAGATGGAATCGGACCACCGACACGCTGGATATAAGCCAGCTGCTCTACCACTGAGCTATGTTCCGGTATGCCCTGATCTGAACACCACCAGAGATCAGGGCATGGAATTTATCATACCTTGGGGAGATCGTATGAGATCTGAACGTCTTGAATATTTCCAATTCGTTCATGATATACTATAGCATCTTTCATCGGGACATGTGGGACATTTGGGACAAACTTTAATTTTTTTCAAAAAATCTTTGAAATTCTTTCTTGGTACTCTCTGCTGTTCCTCTTCGCCCCATCCGATCTGCTACCTGCTGCCAGGTCATTTCCTCGAAGATCTTGTATTTAATAATCCGTTGCATCCGGAATGGAATTGATATCAACCAGACTTCAACCTGCAGTTTCAGCTGCTCCGCCTTCTCTTTCTTCTGTCTCAGGATCTCTTTCTTCTGTCTGATTCTGACATCATCGGAGTAAGAATATGTCGTTCCCTGTACTTTAAAGTGCTGTGGGTTGTAAGGGAATTCCGGATTACTTCCAGATACAGTCTCATTTGCCGTGATACTTTTTTTCGATTCGAGTTTACGGATTTCTGCTTCTGCTTCTTTAATCACCTCGCATGCATCTATGTATTCTTCCAGAATTCTCTTATCCATGATGTCAGCCTCCTCGTTTCCATTCCTTCTTCGTTTTCTTATCTCTGATACCTGTGATTTCCAAGCCTAAGAGTCCGGCAGTGTTATTTAAGACTGTATAAGCGTTGTAAATATGTGTTGGCATATGTCCTGCTGCCTTGATTGCCTTACCTGATGTCGGATCCGGATACCCTTCACTGTTTTTGTATGTCATGTCAGTCATCTCCTGTAATCTCGTCAATGCAAGCGTTCCAACCAGTAGCATACCCATCTTCAAATTCGTCCGGGAAATAACTTTTCGTGTCCTTTTCTGGAAGATCTCGCAGCGGGCACCATTTTGGTTTTTTCATCAAATTCACGCTTTTCCCCGTCAGTATACAATGCCATCCGACCAGTCCGTAACTCAGCTTACACTCATTACATGTTTTAGGTGTTTTTAGCACTATTACAGATTCATCGCTCATTCGTCCAACCCTCCGGTTTCTCGCATCTCTCAAACTTAATTACATATACCCACGGATTTGCTTTCCAACCGTACCGATACAAATTCGTTTTACTAATCGTACCGTCCCAAATCTCAGCAAAACGTTCTATTGCAGTCCGGTTCATTTTTTCTTCAATGCCAACATTTTTACCGTTTTTCCAATTGGCTCCCTCTGCTTTCGCCTCGTCTTCTGTAATATCCTGCAATCGTTCCAGGTTTATATCTGTAACTTTTAACCAAATACGCGCTGCCTCTTTCGGCATGAAAAGTGAAGGGCGCCACATTGGATAATATCTGTTTTTATCGTATCTTCTCCTGTTATCAAGAAAAATGTTATATGGCGTAGGGTTCTCTCCGTCTGCTCTATAATAATATTTTTCTGTCCCTTCAATTACTTGATCGTTGTCATCAAGATCGCCGTATTTACACCATGTTTCCCTAACATAAAGTATATCTTCTGGCTGATACGGGAGATTCAACTGCACCGTCCCATCAACAAACATTGCATTGTCCGGCATATATCTTCCCCAATTTGCATAAAATTTTAATTCTCCATCGTCATACTCTCCGTCTACGCTGTGGGTTTCTGGTGGGATTTTTTTAACAATCCTTCGCGTGCAAGTTTTTTTATTACTTAGAATTGCCTGTACCATTTCTGTGTTAAAAAGAATCGGTAATACCCTACTCATTTATGCACCTCCTGTAACAATTCCGGATTGTCAACTACTTCCATTTCGCATCTTTCAATATAATATTTTGTAAGTGGCATTGAATAACAGAAAGGTTCTGTTTTACTGATTTCGTCCGTCGGAACGACTTCATAATGCCACCCGATAACTCTGTCTGTTATAGTTCCGGTTTCAACATTTCTTACTCCGAACTCACCAAATACTGCTTTTACAAGATCATCCGGATTTCCGTGGCACATCAGAATAGCATTTTTCCAGATTTTCTTTCCGTTCTTATCGGTCAGTCCAGTAAATTTGCAAACAGTTTCGGGATCAACTTCAATCCATCCGCCGTTATTCACTCGTTTTGCTCTGAAAAGATTCTCTCTCATTCAACTCCACCGCCTTTCACAATTTCGTTCCTTTTCCTCCACGTTTTTCTTCCTTTCACATATTTAGAGCATCCATCTTCTGGCTGGCCCTTGTTTCGGGAATGACCGGTGATGGATAAGTAATTGCATCTGTCCATGTCCGTCTTCTTTCCTGTGCCATATATACAGGTACTGCAAAGTTTGGTATCAAATTTCTTTGGTGATGCTTTTCTGTACTTTCCAAGTTTGTTCTTACTGATCCAGCTCCCAACAGTGCCGGTGCAAACACCGAAATATCTCGCTATCTGCTCCGTAGTCCATCCGTTCTGAAGCTGTTTGATCAGAGCTTTTTCGTCATAGTTACTTGGTCTGGTCTTTTGAACCTGAAGACCATATTTTTTGAGTTTGTTAAATATGGTCGACTGGGTAGTACCAAGAGTTATCGCTATACGGTTCTGCGAATAACCTTTTCGTATGTATTCTTCTAGAACTTCTTTCGTGATATCTGGTCTAAGATCTGTTCTCCCCATATCAGTGCCCTCTCAGGAAATTACGCATCATAGATTCTCTCCAATTTGGTTTATGATCAGTACACTGATCATCGTCCTCTACCAGGATTCCTTTTCTGTCGCAGAATCCATCCTCGTTATCAATACAGGTTTTACATTTTTTATCTTCCATCCTGTTCCTCCATCATTTTCTTTAACGCATCATCTGGTACCGTTTCATAATTCTTGAGTATCCTAATTTCTATTCTACACTCGGCAATATTTCTCTGTAGTGATTTGATTTCTTCATAAATGTCGGTTTCATAAGCAGTGTCGCCTTTCTGTTTCCGCTGTCTCCATCTCTCAATCTTTTCCTCAATTCTTTTAATTTCGTCTTCGATTTTTACAATCTCGGCATCTGCATCGATCAGTCTCATTCTGTCACCTCACAAATAACTCTTTCCAAAAATTTCTATAAACTGCTGCCGGCTGTGTGTCTTCTCAAATTCCTGCTGCCCGATCCGGTGCATCAGTCTCATGGTGTCAGGGCATCTATGTACTGCCAGCGGACCCATGGCGTGATGATCCAGACACAGCCAGACCTTTAAGCCATTCTCTTCAGAGTGGATCCGGTTTGGACCTCCGAATATATGATGCTCGTCTAAGAGCAGATGTTTCTTATAGTTTCCGTCCAGGAGCATGCATAAGTAACATGTCCCATTCTTTTCATGGATAATACTCTTGGGATGTTTCATTTTTTTCTTTCGTTTCTTCTGTGTTTTCGGAAACATCAATCCTTCCTGATTCATGCTTCACTCCTTTCCGGAGAGAGGATTATACAGTTCTTCTCTCCTGTGTGTGATATATATGGATTTTAGTAGCACCCGTTATTTACGTGTCCGATTCGGACACCTTGGTTCCTCTGCTGCAGCCTTCGCCTTCTCTTAAATTCCCATCTAACCCTGCGCCGAGCCGGCACCAGTCAAATTCACCATCATTGCAATGTGCTCTATACCGGCATTCTTTGCAGAGGACAATGTTCCGGTGTTTTGTCATTATCTTGTACAGTTCAGAATCCTCAAAATCGTTGATCTTGTTGTACTGATTCAGGATATTATAGATATGGCTTCCTATATCGCATTCTTCTGCACAGTAGTCTTCCAGTTTTTCCGCATCTGTGATTTCTTTCGGTTTCTGGCATATATGATCGCAGATGTATTCCGCCATATTCTCAACAATTTCGTCCATTTTTGTTCTTCTCATTTCTTTTTCCCTTTCTCCGGGCACCACCGGGGAGTTGTTTTTATTGTTGGTTTTGTCTCACGTTCATTTGTCCCGAAACATACAAAGCATCTTGCTCTGTTTCCGAAAGTCTTTGCTGGAAGTCTTTCAGAGACCGGATGTTCGCAGTAATATTCGCCCCGTCCGTACGAAGAACAAATCCCTCCTGATCTGTAACGCATTGTCAGATGCTTGCATTCCGTACATTTAATCTTCATTTTTGTGCCCCTTTCAGAAACTCTACAAGTTCTGTTTCGCTGTTCGGATACTTGTTGTATTTTGAATGATACGTCCATTTCGGCATTCCGTTATTTCTTTCCGGTTCAGGTCCGCCTACAAGATGCATGTAGTACGGTTCGTTCGGTGTCCACGGACTGTTGTAAATCGGTTCCGGATCATATTCTTCTACAATCAGACGCGTACCGTTTTCAAAATCATATTTGTAGTACCTCGCTCCGATATGTTCATCTGTGTACCACAGTCCCCATTCTTTATATTTTCTCAGCCATTCTTTTCGCTGATCATTATTTTTCATGACTGGCAATGGTGGCTGTATCGATGTTTCAGAGCTACCTGCTGGTGCCATCTCGGTAATATTTCCAGAATAATCGGGCGTATTGTTGAGTCCAACAATACGTTCCTCGATTTTGGTGTCTTTAACAAAATCGTCCTGCTGCTGATTGTCCGGTGCTCCTGCCGCTGATTGATCTTCCAGATCATCAAATTCAGGAGAAAAAGGATCGTACACAAGTCTCGCCTGACTGGCTAAATATCTATAGCTTGTATTCAGTGTTCTTCCTTTATATTCAAATTTCGTGCCTGCTGACAAGCTCCGAAAATCGCAGCTCATCATTCTCGGACCACTAAATCCACGGAATCCGTTTGGAGCAAGTGTTTTCTGTGCCATAAATGCTGATTCCTGATTATTTTTTGCCGGTCTGATTGCCCGCATCATCTTTGCAAAGATTTCTGGATACTCATCATGGAACATTGTGATCACTTCTTGTATCGTCAGTTCTTCGGGTTCGTCCACTGCTGCCATCTTGACCGGTTTCTGTTTCTTTCCGTATTTCTCGATCAGCTTCTTGGAAAATTCTGTCCAACCTATTGACTCTTCCTGGTCAGTGCCGGCATTGAAGAGGATTCCTCCCTTGGTGCCTTGGTAGTTTAGTTGTCCGTTTCGGACGCGTACTGTTCCGTACAGGGCGCTGAGCATGTATGTAGTCATGTTCAGATCTGATTTCTTCACATAAGTTTCTATGTTCTTCCGGAGAGATTCGTAGAACCGGTCAATCTGGATGTCCACCGGAACAGGAGTGTTAATCTCTTCCGGCTTATGAGGATGCAGTGCCTGATCTATAGTCATCTGTCCAGGAATATCTCTTTCCTGTTCCTGCTGCGCTTTCAGGAGCTTCGCTGCATTCAGTGTAACCTGCCCGGCTTCTGACAGGAGCTTGCAAGCTTCGTTCTGGTATTTATCATTCAAACCGGCAAGTTCCGCTGCCGTGGATACGTTCAGCTTATTCTGTTTGAATGCATCCATAAGTTCTCCGGAAAGGTTAGAACTGATGCTGTGGTACCTTCCAATCTGAGTGGACGAGACTCCGATCAGATCGGATACGATTTCCCTGGTCTTTCCTTCAAGATCTGTCTTTTCGCGGAGTTCCTTAACCAGTTCTTCCATCTGCAGGGATTCCGTCATCTTCTCCCAGTCAGACTTTTCACGGTATGTGTTGGACTGGATGATCACAATCTTACGGACAATCTCATCTGTTTCGGTTTCTGCGCTCAATTCAATCTTTGGTTTATATACGCAAGGGATTCTTTTAAATCGTTCAAGACCTTCCTTAATCAGCTCCAGGCAGCACTTTCTTCTCCGGTGTCCAGCCAGGAGGTAATCTTTTCCGTCTCTTTCTTCAATCAGGAGTGGCTGAAGGATTCCCAGTGCTCTGATCGACTGTTTTAGTTTCTCTGTGTCTTCCGTTGAATAAAAATTATCCTTAGAAGGGATCAAGTCTTCCGGATTGCGATAGACCGTCTTCTGTTCCGGAAGGTCTATTTCCTGTGCAGAACGCTCAGAGAGCATTCCTTTGAGATCAAATTTCGCCATCCTGTACACCTCCGATCATATTCAAGTACTCCGTAACCAGTGCTTCATAGTCTTCTGCTGCCGCTGATCGGGAGCTGTGAAGAGCCACCGGCATACGCATGAATGTGCTCCTTGCCACTACACCAGAAAAGCGGATTGTTGTATCCATAGCCGGATACTGCTCTCTGATGATCTCTGCTCCCTGAATGTGTGCCTGGTTCCCTTTCTGGTACTTGCTCACAAAGCAGCGGACGTTCTGCAGGTCCGGATTCAGTTCTTCCTTCACTTCCTGGATCTGGTCCAGGAGCTCGTTCATGCCTTCCAGGGTGTTATCGTCTACTTCTACAGGAATGAGGACGTCATTCGCGGCTGTCAGTGCATTTATCACAGAGATATTGATATCCGGAGCATTATCTACGACGCAAAAATCGTACTGATCAGCTACCTGCTGCAATGCTTTTTTCAGTCGGTTCTGCTGTGGGCGTACACGATCCATGGTCACTTCCATGTTCGCAGTCAGAAGGCCAAGATTTGCGGTGATGATGTCCAGCCCCTCATAGTCAGTTTTATGGATCAGATGGCTCATGTCCGGATGGCGATCCGTCATGATCCGATCAATACCGTCTCCATCTGAAGTGCGGCGGTTTAATCCACGGGAGCAGTCTCCCTGCTTGTCGTTATCCACCAGTAAAACCTTATATCCACGTGTGGTAAGGATATAGGCAATGTTAATGCTAGATGTGGTCTTGGCCACGCCGCCTTTCAGATTAATGATTGCTATTGTTCTCATACATAGTTCCCCTTTTTTCTTTATTTTTTAAGAATATATTCCATGTCTCTTTCTTGATGCTCTGTCAGCGCGGAGCATCCATTCCGGCTTTCCTTCTTCCGGTTCGCTGTCATACAGTATTTCGCCTCCTTCATCTCTGTAATATCTGTATCTCACTCCATTACGGACAATCATCCCTAGAAACTCCATTGTCATTGGATTCTGCTCTGGTCGCAGACTCCAGGCCTTGCCCCATAATTCTTCCACATTCATTCTTCTTCATCATCTCCTGTAACCACGTGGAATAACTGTGTTTCTCAAATCGCGCGGTCATTTTGTGTGCTTCTGGAAAAGCATGGATCAGACGATAGACCTGCTCCCATTCGGCAGCATTCTTGATCAGTTCACCTTTTGAATCTCGCCAGCCTTCTCCTGCCATCTCTTCCAGTTTCAGAAGCCTGCTCGCTACGTAGCTATCCTGTGTATGTACACAGATTTCTGAGGAAACATTCATCCTGGAAAGAGCCTCGATAAGTGCCATAAGGACAGACTGGTGGTATGTCCCATTCGAGATTCCGAAGTTTTCCTTTGTCTTTTCCTCGTTTCCGACCATAGTAGAGAGGACATATCCGCATTTTCTTTCTCGTTTTCCCTGGAATGTACTGTCAGTTTCCAGGTAGATATCTACTTTCCACATGTTTTATTCCCTCTTCTTAATCTTGATCAGCGTGTAATGGCGGTAAGCATAATGAGTTATCGGATTTATGCCGACTTCGATGCTTTCCGGATCCACGTAGTATCCTTTCGGTGCTTTTGGCATCCTTGGTTTTCCATCACGGTCAACCAAACTTCTTCTTTTAATCTCGTCAACTTCAGGATCCTTGCGGATAAGGTTTCTGGATGGATGATATCGTTTAACCTCGCCTGGTTCCCATTCTTCCAGGGGCTTCGTGAGGTATTCTGCAAGCTGCTTATATCCACCCTCGCTGTAAGTAGTGCGGAAATTAACATGTCCGTGTCCCCACTGTTGTTCCCAGAGATCTGTGATTATCAGATCTGTAGCCGTTTTTTCATTGGATTCACGATTGATCAGGATGTGGATGTGTCTGCCACCTCTGGATCCGATTGCAAGACGGTATATGTACTTTAAGGTCCATCCCTGTTTTTTATATTTTTCTCGCATCTTTCTGACCAGTTTTCCGGCATGGTCCTTCATTTCTTCCCACGTCGGTCTGTAATCTTTCGGATATGTAAGAGTGATCCAGTAGTCCCTCTCACGGAAATTCCACTTGATCAACCTCCTGACATCCCTTTCCCGTTTCCACTGATTATGTTTTTTTATCTCTTCCGGAGTGGCTTTCCTCTTCTTCTCTCTGGTCTGTCCTCTGGCTCCATACTTCCCAGTGTGTTTTTCTTCAATCTCTACTGTGTCACCACAGTCCCATCTCTGCCTTATGTATCCGCATAGTACCTTGTATCTCATAAGCACCTCGTCGTAACTCTAATACGCTTAATCGAGCTCCCAAGAGGTACTTGATACCTCTGTAGCTCTCAAAAAAAGGTCAAAAATATAGCAGGTGGTTCCTGCCTGCATCTTGACTTTCAGGCGCTGTATGATATACTAAATATAGTTGTTATTTCATACAGCACCATTTAGTTACCGAACCTTTACAGTTGCCGCTGTGGGGTTCTTTTTCTTTGTCTTCTTATCCTCCAACCACAGGATTATTCCAAATGCAATTCCCGTGATCGTAAAAACGCTGATCAGAAGCTCTATTCCGGAATCCCATTGCCATACCGGAAGGATTGCCACAACAATCCCTATAATCAGGGAAATGTTAAGTTCTCTCGCCATCATTCTCACCTCCCTCCTATGCAGTTTTACTTCTGAGTTGTTCCACCAGCGGACGTAATATTTCCAGTTCGCAGTCGATCTGTTCCGTCTCAGAAGCATACTCCGGTTTCCAGTCGACTCCACTATGTGTAAGAATGTACGTTCTTCTGTGTACCAGATCTATGTATCTGCTGACTTGTTTTTCTGTCATATCTCTCCCTCCATCGTGTAGGATCCTCCATAATCTTCTTTCCGGAGTTCTGCTATCTCCGCGGCTCCCGATCGGGCGCCGTAGCAGGAGCCGATTGTTCCGTCAGAGAATCTTATGATCCATATCTTTCTCATGCTTGTCCCCCCTGCCGCCCTTATCCGGCAGCTCTCTTCTCATAGTTCATTGCCTGCAATGCGTTTTCCACACGTTCTCGGATAATCTCAGATGCTTTTGCACCTGATACCTCCTCTTTTACACCATTAACCTGTATTCTGGTAATAAACTCTATCTTCTTCACGGCCTCACCTCCCTGTGATATGGTATGAAATTCTTATGATTATGGTTACTTATCAAGTTTTCTCGATATCTGTCGAATCATCTTGTGCATATTGTTTTTTATGTTCTCAGCTCTTATACTTTATTCACAGGGCACTGCCATGCCTGAGTCTAAAGAAAGGAGGTATGATCCATGGGTGTTAATGAATCTGCAAAATATCAGCTTGCAAAAACATTTACAGAACTCGCTATTCAGAACGACTTAATTGATAAGCGTGCGACTGCAACTGCAACAGCTGAAGAAGTTACAAATTTCTTTAATACGATTGTAAAAACAATCAACAAACCCACAGAAGAATAATTAATTAACTTCAAGCCCAGCCCTGGCGGATATCAGTTTCGCTAGGGCTTCTACCATGTGCGAAATGTTTTTATCCTCATCAAAAGAATCTTCTTTAATTTTTTCCTGGATTCTATTACATACAGCCACGATAGTCTCATCGACCTTGTCTTTCACCCTCACTCTCTCACCCCCTTACGCTGATTCCTTGTTGTCTGAATCGGTTGCAAACAGCATTGACTTTTCATATTCGTTCTCCTATCCTTGTTTTACAGGGCACTGCCATGCCTGAATATTTACCAAGGAGGTTTCTATGAAAAACGATCAAAAAAATAACCCTTTCTTAAATCCAGAACTACAAAACTTGCAAAATTCTTTAAATCAAATTAAGCGTGCTTATTCTGGATATTCCCAAATTATTCTTCCACCTGACTCATTGTCTTCTCGTATACATCAGCTGCAGGAAGAAATAGTAAAACCCTATAGACAAATTTTTCAGTTATACACGCCCACCATGGTTGCGTCGTTGACCGAATCATTCTCCAAAATGTCTGAAATTATGACTGCTACTATTCGGGAAAATATAACTACTGGTGTATATAACAATTTAAATGAGTCTTTAAAGCAATCACTGTCTCTTCTGGAACTTCAAAAACAATTTTTGAATCTACCTCCTGAATTACATTTCCATTCAGATTTATCCAATTACTCGGAAGATCTCGGTGGATTACCAGAAGACGATTTTGTAATTGTTGACGACACTACTGTTAAAACTTATGAGCTACCTGATTCTGTGTATATTCCTATTGGCAATAACAGAATAAAAATGCCAACTTCCTTTTTACTGGCTCTTATTGACCTGATTATCAGCACAATTCTTACAATTTCCATTGCAATTGCTCAGTCCAATTCATCACGAACAGAACAAATTAATCAAATGCAAATTGAAGAATCTCAGTTTGAACTGCAACATGCTCAAAATGAAATGTTACAACAGCTACTTCACAATATAGATACGTCATCTTCCAGTGAAGCCGAAACTATCAAAGAATTGAAAAAAACTGTCGAAGAGCTGAATAAACAGTGTTCACCGACTCAAGACACATGCTCACCTGTTGAAGCAGATAATGATAATTCTGAATCGACCGAAGACACTGATATCCAAGAATAATGGTAACCATAATCGTTGATATCTGCGTAAACATTAAGCTGATTTTTAACCTGTTTATCTGCTTACGCAGGTTTTCGATTTCTTCTTTTGAATCATTCATCTCAACTCGCCTCCTTCTGGTTTTAACATTGTATATTCAACATGTTGAACTACGCCTCAAAAAAAATATCTGCAACTTTTTTATCAAGCGCTTTAGCAATTTTCAGCAAAGTATCTGTTGTTGTCGTTGTTATTGTACCATTTTCCAATCCTGAAATTATTGTGCGTGATACTCCACTTTTCTCTGCTAATTCGCATTGTGACATACTTCTTTCTTTTCTACATTCTCTTATCTTGTATCCCATTATTTATTCACTTCCTTTCCGTTCATCATGTTGAACTATTTGTATAATATCACTCAGTTTTAGCGTTGTCAAGTATGTTGAACATTTTTGTTGACTATTTTTTCAACATGTTGTACAATATACTAAACAATAGAAAAGGAGGCAGATCATGACTTTAGGAGATATCATAAGAAACTATCGAGAGAATAATAATATTACATTAGGTGAATTTGCAAATGCATGTTCTCTTAGTAAAGGTTATATTTCTATGCTCGAGAACAATATTAATCCTCGAAATAATAAACCTATTTCTCCAACTCTACCTTCTATGGCAAAAGTTGCCTCTGGAATGGGAATTGATTTAGATACTTTATTAAAAATGCTTGACAAAAAACAGCCTGTGCAGCTTATATCTGACAAAATCGAATCCTCATCTCCTCTCGTTATTGATTATCAGAAACCGGATCAGGAAGGATGTTATCAGCGTATATCGGAGTATACCGCTAGGTTTTTGGACTTATATAATCAATTATCTTCGACTAACAAGGGAAAAGTAGTCTCTTACACAAAGGGGCTTCTCTCCACCCAACAGATGGAGGAAGATGTTCTTGCTGCTCACACCCGTACAGACGTTGTGCAGACACCGGAAGGTGTTCAGCATGATATTGATATTATGAATGATGATTCTTTGTGGAAATAGGAAGAATTTAAAAGTATGCGCTTATTTAATGTAAGGAGGAGTAATATGTCTAACGTTAAAAACGAAGAAATCAATAAAATTCATGATACATTAACTGACTTGCTGTGTTCTACGATGAAATATGTTCCTTATGAAGAGCCGAAGGAAGGTGACTGGTGTTATGAAATGACTTCTTTAAAAAATACAAATCGAGATTGTAGAATTGGCATTTTAAAAAATATTATTGATCCTGTAACCGGTGAATTTGAGACTGTAACTATTGGAGGAAAAGTAATTCACTGGAATAATGCTAAACTTAAAAAGATACCATCAGATTGGCTTCGATAAATTACTTAATTTAATGTAAGGACTGATGTCATTTGACTTATGAACAACTATTAACTGCTGCCGATCACGAAGGATTACATGTAAAAGAGCAAAATCTTATCAATCATGATGGTTTACTCAATGGTAAACGGATTGCAATTCGAAGTAACATAGAAACCCAGACCGAGAAGTCCTGTGTCCTGGCTGAGGAGCTTGGACACCACTATACTACTTCCGGTAACATTCTGGACCAGACCGACATTATGAACCGCAAGCAGGAATATCGCGCACGGTTCTACGGATACAATCTAAAAATTGGATTAACCGGTCTGATCAGAGCATACGAAGCCGGATGCAGGAACCTATATGAGATGGCAGAGTTTCTGGATGCTACAGAAGAATACCTGAGAGAAGCTATACAGTGTTACAGGTCTAAGTATGGTATATGTGTTGATGTTGATAACTATATCATTTATTTTGAACCATTTGCAGTGATGAAATTTGTTGCTGCCGAATGAATACAGGGAGTTTACTATTGAGCAGATATCCAGAATGACCGGATATCACCAGAAGTTGATTCAACTTCGTGTTGGAAATTGAATCAGTCGGTGACAAATTGTCACCAATTGAAGACGAAAGGATGTGATTATCTTCTTTTTCTATATGTATGACGAAGATGCCAATACTACTGTTCCGGTAGAGGCTGAGTCTGAGAATAATGAGGAACTGGAATTTTTCTTTGATGATAAGGTGAGAAAGATCTGGCACAAGCAAAAAGAAGAATGGTATTTTTCTATTGTTGATGTATGCCAGGTATTGACTGACAGTGCTGATGGAAGAAAGTACTGGAACAAATTGAAACAGCGTTTACTTGCAGAGGGAAATGAAACGGTGACAAATTGTCACCAGTTGAAAATGAAGGCTTCCGATGGCAAAATGCGTAAGACAGACTGTGCTACCACAGAACAGCTACTCCGTATCATTCAGTCAATTCCTTCAAAGAAAGCTGAACCATTCAAGTTGTGGCTTGCAGAAGTTGGAAAAGAGCGTCTGGATGAAATTGCGGATCCTGAACTTGCTTTTGAACGTATGATCCGTACATACCGACAAAAAGGATATAGTGAAAAATGGATTGAACGTAGACTGGAAGCCATAGATCACAGGAAGAAGCTCACCGCTGCCTGGGATGAAGCCGGTATTAAATCCGGAAAGCATTATGCTATGTTGACTGACACGCTTACACATGAATGGTCCGGCAAACATGTAAAAGACTATAAAGCATTCAAAAATCTGCACAAAGAAAATCTCAGAGACAACATGACAGACATCGAGTTAGCTCTAAATCAACTCGCAGAAATATCAGCAACTCTGATTGCCAACTCGCAGAAGCCGAATGGTTTTGCTGAGACTCGTAAAACAGTTGTCGAAGGTGGTTCTATTGCCGGCAATGCCAGAAAAGAATTGGAAGGAAAGCTTGGTCATAGCGTTATTTCACCACTTAATGCTTCAGATCCTGCATTGCTTGATAACAATGAAGAATAACAAAAATCGCCCCAGTGTTGACGCACCAGGACGATTCAGGTCTCCGAAGAGATACTCGTTTTGCAAGAATTATTGTATCATCTTCGGAGCAGGCGCACAACCAGAACATTTGTGCGGCTGTTATTTTTGTACCCAATTTTACATATTTTATAAAGCCGAGGTGATATCATGAGTGATCGTATTGGAGCTTTATATATACGAGTCTCCACAGATGATCAAGTTGAGCTTTCTCCTGATGCTCAGAAGCGCCTGCTGCTGGACTATGCTAAAAAGAACGGTATCATTATCTCTAATGATTTTATCTTTTCCGAGAGTGTTTCCGGCCGGCATGTTCAAAAGCGTCCTGAGTTTCAGCGTATGATCGGCATTGCCAAACAGCCGTCACATCCAATCGATGTGATACTGGTCTGGAAATATTCCAGATTTGCCCGCAATCAGGAGGAATCCATTGTCTACAAGAGCATGCTCAAAAAGGATCACGTAGATGTCATAAGCATATCCGAGCCACTTATTGACGGTCCCTTTGGAAGCCTGATCGAGCGCATCATTGAGTGGATGGATGAATATTACTCTATCCGTCTCTCCGGAGAAGTTCTACGCGGCATGAAAGAAAAGGCTCTCCGAAATGGCTACCAGTCCTCTCCCTGTCTCGGCTATGAGGCTGTAGGACACGGGAAGCCCTATCAGATCAACGAAGCTGAATATGCTATGGTGTCTTATATCATGGATCTGTATGATAACCACAACATGGACGAAACCGCCATCGCAAGGAAATGTAACGACCTGGGATACAAGACCAAACGAGGTAATCCTTTTGAACGGCGAACCATTGACCGGATCCTGCAGAATCCTTTTTACTGCGGAATCGTGTCCTGGAATGGAGTAGAGTTCGAGGGCGCACATGAGGTCCGGATTTCGAAAGAACGTTTTGACCGGAGACAGCGATTGATTGCATCCCGGAAGCGTCCCATGAAAGCCCGGAATGTTTCCACATGCAAGCACTGGTTATCCGGATTGCTGAAATGTTCTGTCTGTGGTGCTACCCTCTCCTACACCGGCAACGGCAAGTGTCCATACTTCCAATGCTGGAAATATGCAAAGGGATTTCACAAAACTTCTGTCGCGCTGTCTGTAAAAAAAGCAGAAGAAGCTGTGATCGAATATTTTGATCAGGTTCTTGCCGGTGCGGACTTTACATATGTACGCAAAGAACAGCCTGCTGCAGATGAGACTGCTGCCATTGAACAGCTCCAGAAAGAACTATCCAAACTCTCTACCAGAGAAAGCAGGATCCGTGACGCATACGAAAGTGGAATTGATTCATTGGAAGAATATAAAGCCAACAAAGAACGGCTGATCAGTAATCGGCTACAGCTTGAAACTGGATTGGAAAAGCTCCGAAAAGAGCAGGAAGAAAAAGAAGTAAACAAGGAAGATGTGCTTCATGAGATTAAATCTTTGAATGACATATTAAAGAATCCGGATGTAAGCTATGAAGAAAAAGGAACACTGATACGGACAATTGTTGACCAGATTGTTTATGACAAAGAATCCGGTAAGATGTACTTTGACATTATCGTATCGTAA